GGGCAGTCGTGCTCGCGCACAAAACTATAAACATTACGTCTTTCCCACCACCGCACACGCGGCAAGTAAGAAAGTTCTTGTTTTGCTTTGTGCACGTCCTACTCCTAAGAGCCCCTCGCGGCCGTATCACGAGGCAAGGAACGAACAGTGAACTGTCGCCCTTGGGTGGTTCTGGTATTTTTGCCCCCAGTAGGGTGTTTTTGGACTATGGCGCCGCAATGGCCACGACGGTGAGCACTGGGACATTGATGAAAAACACGCAATCGAAATCTGGTCCGGTTGCATAGTATACACTAGTCAGTGCGCCCGCTGTGGATGTTGCAGCAGCAGTCTTGTTGTAGCGCCACTCGACAGTCCACCAATCGTTGTTGCGATCAGTGAAAGTGTCGGTATTGCTGTACTCTCGACGTGGATCACACATTTGGAAACCACTGCTTGAGTAGTACGGGAGCTGGGCCGATAATCCAGCATTGGTCTTGGTGTTTGTGAGCGCCAAACCAGCACGCCCAGCATTCACAGCCATGTTGTCCTGTTGAGCATTCACACCAATCGAGTTAGCAGGATTGCTGTAGACATACACGCTGGGCCTTCGCTGGGCAGCTGTGAGCCCATCACCATTCTGCACACGGTACACACTCAGAGTGTCCGTCGCCAGAGAAGTGGCTGGCTGATCGACGTTCACATTGACATTCACACTACCTTTATAGCCGATGAAACATGTGGACAGCGCAAGAATGGGGTGCATCTTGGTGTAGAACACAGTCTGACCAGCGCCACTGATCGTGGTACCAAGCCACCAACCATTGTCGCTCACGCCAGGTGGAGGTGGCATCCGCTTGATAGGAATGCGAATAGCACCAGTGCCGACATTCGCGTCGGCCGCACCAGGGTACCAAAGGAACGACAGACTGCTTCTGTGCATATACTCCCTGAGACTGGTGATCTTCTCACCGAACACCTGGTTGTAGAGCTCACCTGAATCTCCCCTAGGCATGAGTTCCGCAGCTTCAGCAACATCGTTATACTGAATGTCGCTCTGCGCAATACCGGACGTTGCTGGGTTGAGACTCATGATCGCGCCAGTCTTGGCAGTCACGAAGTCTCGCGGACCAGCGAACTCAATGTCGTCACAAGCATTCGCAAAGACGAGAATTGTGGCGGAAGAAGAAGCCTCAGGTGCTGTGAGTCTATTGAGAACCCGCACACTAATCACACCATTGGATCGGGTGAAGGTGCCTGTCGGCAAAGCTCCAGAAGCCCACAACTGAGTACCCGTATCAACAACAGGGTACGTCTGTGTGAACAGTTGGGGCTGCATGTAAGGCACAACAAAGGAGCACTCACTATCCTCATCGAGGTCCATGATGGTGGTGAGCGTGTTGGGATTACCAATAACGCCACCATTGGTCATGTTGCTGGTACCCGAATCCCAACTAATCTGGATGCGCCCACGATGGTACGGCGATCGCACAACCTTGAAGGTGTACTTAATCGAGCCGCGCCAATACTGGAAAAAATTGGCAGCATAGCTCATGGGCAAGTGTGCAATCTCAGTGGCCGTGCGAGTGAACATCTGCGGTGCAACACACGCGGTGAACAAAATCTTGTCAGGGACGTCAGTGGTACTCCACGTGGGTCCAGTGATGTAACCTGACCTACCACAAAAGTGAGCAAGATGGAGCTCATCATCTGTGCCACCACCATGTTGGGCAGCACCAAGAGACGTCTCCTGCTTCGCCTGCATGGAGAGCTTCTGAACTGGCTCTGAAATCTCAGAACTGGCAAGACTGAAAGGTACCTGTTTCATCCCACTGATATCGCGCACATTAGGCACGTTGGTAAAACCGAAGTATTTAGCAACAGAACCAACACTCGTGGCAATCATCTCAGTGGCCTTAGCATAGGGCCCTATGATGGGAGTGTCCTTCAGAGAACGCGCCACACTCGCAACAGCACTAGCCGGGCCGCTGATCTGACCATCAGCAACAAACTCAGACTGCAGTACAGGCATGCTGGTAGGCCCGCTCAACTGCACATCTTCAGCCCAAGCATACACCTGAATGTCAACGTTCGAGCTGGACGTGCCGTTAGCGCTCAAAAGAGGTGCAAACTGACTGAAGTGGATCGTGCCCATGTTGGTCAAATTTGCTAGAGTGCCAATGTCCAAGAATGGGTACGGATAGAGAAAGGGCAGGGTCATCTCTGCTGTGGAGCAGTTCTGGTTCTCAAGCCAGACATGCGGTTTCTGTGAAGTCGCCGTGAGTCTGGTCTCAATACCCACCGCTTCAGCAGTGTCCAACCGGTAACCGTTCAGGGGTGTATAAGTCGCCATCATGGATCCGTAGTAAAACGGAGAGCCATTGATGAGAAATTTCACCTTCAAGGTACACCGGAGGAGATGGAAACCCTGGAGCTTGTTGGCCATAGTGGTGTCATTGAAAAACAACTGCCAAGGCTGAAAGTCAGTCTTGTACCCATTAGCACCATTCTCCGCCCACACATAACTCTTGATAATACGTGGTCGGTTGAGATAGTGTCCAATATCCTGTTGAATAGTCATCCGTTGTGCGATCTCATCGCGCCACGCGGGCGCAGACAGCTGTACACCAGACGGCTCATTCTTGAAGACAATCTGCTGCTGTTTGACGTCGACGCTGCTTTCCGCACCTGTGCCAGGCACTGTGCTGGTGTCATACGTAATGTCTGCTTGGGCAACTCCAGACCACTTCTCACGACGCTTGCGTTCTCGGACTTGTCTTCGCACTTTGTTGATGGCTTGCGCCACCACCTTTGGGGCCATATCCCGTTCTTCGGTGGTGGGTGATTTCGTGTTTGTTTTTGAAAAATTCTTGCTGAAATCAATATTGTCGGGATCGAGCGCAATCTCAAACGCATCGTCCGTAGGAACAGTTTTGGTGGACAACCTCACACCTCCGTAAAAACGGTCTTCGGGGGAACGCCCCATGGTGGTCGAACCCCAAGCATCCACACTCCATCTCGTCTGCAGTTCCAAAGCAGACACGTGGCAGTAACTATGCATGGGTGAGTTGGTTTCGGCATCGCCAGGTACCAACATCCGGACCTGAAGTTGAGGGGAAGCCCTCACGAATCTCGTGATCATACCGTTCCACGTGGGTGGTGGCATCTGTGAAATACGAAACTCCAACTCTGCACTCTTGGGCAGTGACTGGATGAGCTCTTGCACCTGAGCAAAGAACTCACGGTCATGGAAGAATGCCTCAGCTTGTGCCGACGCAAGCGAGGCAGCAAGCTGCTCCTCAGCACTGGCGCTGTGCGAGGGCACGGTGTAGCAGATCATCTTGTAGATGCTTTTCCTGTCAAGAGCAGCAACTTTCATGCCTGGGAAGGCAGAATGATCCACAAACTTGCGCTTGAGGAAGGACACCTCTTCGAGACCGACATACGGCTTTGAGGCAGCGCCCTTTTCGGCCATGGTGTACGTGATGCCAATATCAGCGAACACTTTTTGAATGGTCGTGTGGTTGTACCGCGAACGTTCAGGGTGCACCTTGAGGTACACATCATCCCCGAGCGTGTTACGAAACACCTTGTCAAACCACTCCCGAGCCACACGGAGGTACTCGTCAAATTCATCACCCTCCTTGTAAATCAGCACGTACGCATACATGTGCAACAGGTTGTTGGCAATACAATTGAAGAAAGTGGTCAACTGGTGTCCAGAAGCCTCGCCACCAAGCAATGTGATGAGCTCACCAAAGAAGTTGATGGTCGCATTCGAGATGTCTGCCAACATCACACGAAACGCCATCATTTCCTCATCATCATACCGACCAGAGAGACCAGCCGTGTGTTGAAACACTTTGCTGGTACAGTTGCTGATCAGAAGATTGAGAACCGCTTCAAAAGCCTGGAAGTCACTAGCGATCCAATTGTCGCCGGGTATGGCTTGTGCAAGCTTGTGCACGGCATCCCACTCCTCAGAGTGTGTGTTCAGACCGACGGCAATTCCAAAGAGATCACGCCGACGAATCATCACTCGGCACAGGCCCATAGTGCTCATGCGAATATTCGCGAGAAACGCCAAGGGGCACATGTAGATGGAACGGGCCTTACCCGCCTCCACTTTGGCCTTGGAGAGCATCTCATTCTTCCAACACGCATCATAGATCGCATGTGGCCGGACTCCGGCTCTCATAGACTCACGCATCACATCAATCTCGGCAAGCGTCTGAGCGTCAAACTCACGGAAACTGTCCCAAACACCATTGCGCTCAGGCTTCGAAAGAAACTGCAACTTCGGCCCGCGTTTCCCATGGCCAGCTGAAGTGCTATGCTTCTGCGCGTCCACGTTGGGAACACCGGGGAAGCCATTCACAGCGACATCCAACGGGACTGGGTGTATATCATCAAGGTCCTCCTGAGTGAGGCCAGCCTCAATGTGCTCGCAATAGGCCTGTACGCACGCCCTCATCACCATCTCGTGCATGCTGTGGGTGGGTTGCAGGTAGTTAGCAAGAACCAACTGTGGTTGCTTCCAACCAGCGTTGCGTGGAGCGGCCATGTTGTCAACAATTGGAGGATCAAACCCAACACCGAGAGCAAACGCAGTGTGCGCATACGGGGTGTAGGTGCCGGTGAACTTGGGTCGGGCAACAAAACTCTTCAACTGACCATGTGTCATCAGATGTCCAGTAGGATGATAGTCTGTGTACAACTTGTCATTGGGTCCCAACTCGAGAAAACCACCAACCTGCGCAACCGGGTACGCGGGCTTGATGATGCCGACCTCAGGATGGCGATCAGAGTCGAAATCTTCCCTGAAGATTCGCACAGCCCAAGCAGTACCAGTCATGGGATTGAAACCTGCATGGATCCCAACGACCACACTACCAAGGGTGCTGTGGATCACCAAAGGAGAGCCACACTCGCCACTAACGGTAGCACGGGTGGGCCGTGTGCTCCAAGCCTGACACACAACAGACTCAGCACCAGCAAGACCCTGGAGACCAGAAAGGGTGACACCAACACAGTCCAGGACCTCGAGGCCATGATCCTTATGCCTAACGTAGTACGCACTTGGCCCCACACTCTCATATGAAGCCTTTGTGAGCAAGTGCTTGATGTCCTTGAAACGGTGCGGCATAGCCCAAGTCTTGATGATAGCAATGTCACGATCAGGATGGCGAACCACCATACGCTCATCGACCTCCAAAATGAAACTGGGCTTCACACCCTCATCACTCACAGGTCCAACCCAGATCTCGACTCTACAACCACGCGGTAAAGCGTGATTGTTGAGGAGCAAGGTCTCACTGTCAATGACAAGTGCACGAGTGTTGGCTTTGCCTTTGCCAAGTGGCATCTCACCATACACACAGGCAAACACCACATTGTTGCGCAGAGCAGCTTCAAGCTGTGTCTCGTTGTGAGGGCGTCGAGCGTCAACATCCAGACGGGTGATGGACCGTTCCTTAACTGTCCACACATTAACCTTCTCTGTGGTACGGACAGTAGGCAACTTGCCCACGGAATTCAAGTCCATCTGGTAATCAGGCAAAGGGTCACGTGGTTCACCCACAGCATAGTCAGGAGGCGTGCTACCGCAATCTGATTGCTCATGGCACGTGTTTGACACCTCATGCTTGTGTGATCCACGAAAGCTGCTAACAAAGCGGGCGACTAGCACTGCGATGCCAACAAAAGACATAGCACCAAGGATGATGCACACATACTTGTTGTTGGCACCATGCAGGATATCATACCTGCGCCCGGCAGCCCCGAGCACGGAGCGAGGGCTATCAGTGGCTGACTGAAGCAACCAAATAACAGCGCTCTGCACAAGAGGTATCGTAGCAAGACAATTGATGAGCTTGTACGTCCATCTGTTCTCGAAGTACGAGACGGCAATGCGAACGCCAAGGCGCTCGTACCAACACTTCTCACGTGTACCAAGCATGAACTCTCGCACTTCGACTCGGTCTGGGTCCTCGACTCTGTCAGAGTAAAACTTGACATAGTCATAACCTCCACGAACAATGTCACCCATGGCCCAGCCAGCGGCAATATGTGCTGGCGCTTCCTCTTGAATGTAAACATCCAGAAGTGCTTGTTCTTTACAGCTGAGAGTGCCACAGAACTGTGCGACATTGTCACGAAGTCTCTGCAACTGGGACTCGAGAAAATGGCCACGAGGCCCAAACCTGGGCTCAAAAGTGAGATAGGTCAAATCTGGACCTTCATCAACGCGGGCAAAAGCACCGTCAGTGAGCGCATTCATGCGGTCACGTGGATCGAGCGCCAAAAACTCTTGAATGCAGGCTTCCACGTGTTGTGTCATGCGTTTGACAATCACAGCATCGTCTTCTGCAACCTCATGGTCGCAGAACGTGGGTGAAAACCACTTGCCAAGGAGAGGATCACTGTAAACCTGGTCGAGAAAGGCGCGAACAACGCGATCGGTATGCTGCTTGTACAGACGGTGTTTCTGGCCATTCAAAGCACCAACGCGCACCCAATGTTTTTTGGTGCACACACAATCTGACTGGGCCTCAACGTCGGGCATACCGAACAAGATGGGACCACCTTCAGTGGCTTCACAACGGCAAATGGACACGGGCAAATTGCAATCACACAATGGTTCAGGCCCAATCATGCCAACAGTGGTCATGAGTGCGTCCTGTTGCGTGATGTGCTTCTTGTACACTTCGGTCATGTACTCCAGAAGACCAGCATAATCGGTGAACGTCTTGAAAGGGACAAACTCACCGGTCATACCATTAACTCTGGGTAGACACACGTGGAAATCCCACAAATTTGGGTACTGGACACCAGGTGGAATCTTGGAAGTGTCGATCTTGTCTTCACCACGCACGCGAAATTCATCCTTGACAATAGGTTGAATTCGAACGGAGAAGCGACGAAGAAAGGCAGCAGAACTGTTGAAATACAGATTGGCTGCAAGATCGTCCACATTACTGGTGACACCAACCCACTCAGAGCGGAAAGGGATCTTGCCCTTGTCAGGCAAATCGGCTTGAGGTGTGACAAACTGTATGTTGTTGATGGCGCTGATGATGTCACCGATGGAAGGATCCACGCCTTGGACAACATTGGCACGGTACTTAGCCGCATCATCGTACAACACGCCAGCGAAGTGGGACTTATAACCGCTGTAAAAGTCGTCGTTCTCTGTACGAGTCCACATGGTAGAAGCTTCTTTGCTGATTCCACGAACAGAGCAATAGTGGTTGAAAAGGCCAGTCGCAATGAAGGACTTAGCCACACCAGCTGTGCCGTAGAGGAACACACCAACTGGTGCACGACGAAAAGAAGCGGCCATCATGGTGACTTGCTGTCTCTTGTGAAGAACCTCTAGCTCGAGAATCATGTTCATGAGCACAGTATGTTCACGACCGGTTTTGAAATGTGGAAGAAGCTTCTTGCCAGTAGCAATGGCTTCCTGAAGGTCGTGGATGTACTGAGGCAAAGCCATCCCAACGGCAGAAGGGTTGCCAAGGAACTCAAAGTCTTTACGGAGGGCTGAGGCCTTGTCGACCCAGTCAGTGAGCACGGAGTCGTCAATGAAGAAACACTCCAAAGAGCCGGTGGAAATGGCTTGTCTGCCTGCCTTGCAGAGGAACAGCACAAGTCCAACAATGGCATCAATGAAGCTCACAACGTTCCAAATGGTGGGACGGATGTGCTTCTTCTCAATGTCGCCAAAAAAGACCGGATCGAATTTGATACCAGCTTTGGCATAGAGAGCAATGGCAACAACGTGGTTGAAAACACGGGCGATTTTGTCGCCAAGGGCAGATTTGACGACACGCTTAGTGTTGGTGTACAGACCATCAAGAATATCAATCCAACCAAGGCCACTCTGGAACCAAGGTAGATCAGAAGAAAGCTCATCGACCAAGGTGTCGATGAGGCGGAGAGCGGAGCCTGTACACGAACGGCCAGTAATGGAGTGGTAAAAACTACACATCGAAATGGCAATCGTGGACTTGTTTGAGGCGTTGCGAAGTTGAAAGTAGAGAGCAAGGGTAGCCTCAACGATCAAAACTACAAAGTCAGCATCTTCGGTGTAAAGATTTTGACGAATGTTTGCGTGTGCTGGAGAATTCTTTAGCAGAGCCCCTTTGGTTGCTAGTGTCATAACGGAGAAAATTTCAGTGGCGGTAGTGATCTTCATGTTGTATTGATTGTGCTGGATGGTTTGAACGGGTATTATTCGGGCGCCGGACCTATATCACATGGGAAGTGAGCCCGAGCTGGACATTATCCTGCTCGAGTATTCCAAAGAACTACTATGGTGGAGCAAAGTGTTCAGTCAACATCTCTCACGCTGCGCAAGTGCAGTGAAAGGAGTTATTTCATCGAAACGAGGTATTACCTCGAGGCCTATCGGTGAGATGTTGATGGACAGGTTTGCTCCGGTGTGTACCATTACACCAAAGTGTTAATCGAAAGTTTTCTTTTTCGTTTGTTTTCTATAAAATTGCGAGAACTAGTTTGAACATCGTACGGGGACAGCAAAGCTCGATTTAGATGTTTGGTCAAAGACCAACTAGAAGAGAAAGGTTTTAACGTTGAACCAGTAAACGCGAGACATAATATAAAATATACAGATTTTTGTTTTGTTTTTATTGGTTAAATAACATGGAAGGGGGGGTAGTGGTTCGCCACAAATACCAGAAAGAAACATACTTGAGAGTGCTACAAAGTAGGGCGAGGTGGTGCCACAGTGTAAAGAGCTTGGTAATCCATAAACGTGAATGGGTATAGCAAGTTAAACAAAGCGGGGTCTCACGCGAACAGATAAGGGATCAAAAGAATGAAGGCCGAC